ATTGAACCTCAAAGGTAAAAGTAGCATTTTGATCTACTTCAAAATTCTTTTGTACTGCCATTTTCAAAATCTCCTAAAATAGGAAAACTCCTATGCTCATTTTAGCATAGGAGCCTTCTTAATACAGTTTACTAAATTACTTAGCCGACTTGAAACCAAACTCTTGATTGCTTGGTGAAAGAGCCTTTAAAATTACTGGGGCTACTGCTGCAATTCCACCCATCAAAAGGTCCTTTGGATTTGTGTTGCCAGTCATATACAAAGCAATTGCTGCTGAAAGAAATGCACGAGCATATGTTCCAAGAGCTGCTAGGATTTGTTCTGTCATTGTTATTACTCCATCGTTATTTAGATCTTTTTTCATTAAGATCCTCCTATTTCTGAGCCTTGTGCCCAGGAATTTTGGGGGTTACCCAATACTAATATAATACCACTATGCAGAAATATCTACAAGTTCGCAGTTGCCATCAGATGTACACGCAAGGGTAGCATTTGTAGAAGTTCCATCTTCTGTTTCATAAAATGAAAGATCTTGCCATCTAATTTCTTTTGGCATTTTAGACAAAAGCTCTTCATACTCTTCTTTTGTAACTTCTTGATATGGAGCTTGTTTATATGAGTGGTCTGAATGAGGCAGGAATGAAATTCCAGATACTTCGTCAAAATTTTTGTAAACCCATGCACCAACTTCCATCCACTCATCTTCTTTTACAGAAACAGTAATAGATGGTTTATGCTCACACCATGCACGTTGATAAACTAGCCAAGTATTTAGATGGTCAATTGCAGTAAGGTCACTTCTAACAATTGCTTCTTCTGGTGCTTTAATTGGAAATGAAAATACATAAGTTTCATTTGGTTTCATAACATCATCTTCTACTGGAATTCCAACTTCTTTTAAAAATACAGAAATTGGGTCTCCTTTTGATCCACGAACTGTACGAATATAATATTTTGAATGCCAAGGATGCATTCCTGAAGATACTCCTACCAATTGAGATACAGTACCTGATGGCTTAACACAGGTAATTGCTGCTGACTCCTGTATACCAATTTTTTTAGCTTCTTCAGAGTTTATTTTTCTAGCCGATTCTCGAAGTGATACTAAGGTTTTTTCTAATTTATCAATATCCTCTTTTCCAGAAAAGAATTTATGTCCAAATTGACCAGTTAAAGAAACTCCTAATAATCTTTCTTCTTCTGTATTGTCCTTCCAAATTTTTCTAAGATACTTAAAGTCTGTTAAGGTTGATTGCCAGGTACCAAGAATTGTAGCAAGGCGTACCTTATTTTCAACATCCTCAATTGTATCTTTTTCACGCAATACGACTTCTGAAAGATTACAAAACTGATAAGGACGTAAAATAATTTCTGAACATGGGTTAGTTCCGTAGTGTATATCTGGATCTCTTCTTCCATACTTAGCTGCTTGTGCCTGTGCTGCTGCAACGTTGTATATTCCACGCTCTCCTGATTTTGAGTCATATAAGTTTTTCCATTCTGCTATAAACTGTTCCATTTCTGGTTTACGAGAATAGGCAACAGAGTTATTTGATAATGCACGTTGTGGATTTGTTTCCCACCAATTACCAGATTTTGCTGCTGCCATTTCAATATCATTAATATTAGAAAGAGAAATCATTGCGGATCTACGAACTCCACCAACAACAACCACTTCGCCAATTTTACACATTAGGTCATGACATTCAATTGGTTTTAGATTTCTTCCAACTGCATTTTTAAATATTTTAATTGTAAAATCAAAAAGATTAACTAATGGCTGAGGACCAGAAGATCTTCCACCCATAGTCTTAAGACGTGCTCCTGCTGGACGTAACTTAGTTACATCAATTGCTGGAATCTGTCCTACCCAAAGCATTGCAAGAAGTTCACGATATGCTTTTGCCCATCCTTGTTTAGAATCTTCTACTGTAATTACAGTTGTAGATTTTTCTAATGATTCTGGAACTGATGGTAGCTTGTTTATATATTTATATTCAACAGAAAATCCTACTCCTGTACCACACATAAGAATATACATTGTTTCATCAAATGAACGTGGAGAATCTACTGGAACAAAAGAACAGTTGTATCCAGCAACATGATCTCTTTCTAAAGCTGGACCTGAAGTCATTACTGCTCTCATTGAAGGCATAACATTTCTTTTAAGAACTGCTTCTTATCCATCTTGCATATCTAGATAATGCAATAAAGTTTTCATATGGGTTTTCAATTGTAAATGGCATTTATATACGACCTTTTCTCCGCCTGTGCAGTTTTTAAAATTTAGATGAGATATAAGTGTATCAAATGTTATTCACAAGGGGAAGAGTTTAAGAAAATTTTTTAAAAATATTTTTAAATGAATTCTTAGTCAACTGATCCCAATTATAATCTTTATGTATTTTAGTTGACTGTGCAAAATAGTACCCAGAGTATGCGTTAAAATTAATTGAAACATCTCTCATAAGTTCAAGTAGATGTTGATAGTTTGGTTCTAAAACTTTGCCCTCATGTGGAAAAGGCCACGGAGAATTTATTAATTCAGATTTTAATTTTAAAGGACCTAAATAATTTTCATAGTGTGCCCATCCAGTTGTGCATATTGTTGGCATTCCTGTTGCAAGTGCTTGTAATGGAATAAATCCAAAACCTTCTCCATAACTTGGATAAATTAAAACATCATGAGATTGATATAAATTTACTAACTCTTCATCACTTAGCACATCAGTTATTAATGAAATATTACTGTAAATATTTTGGGGCTGACCAATGATATTTCTATCTATATAGTTATTATAAATTCTAGTGGTATTTATTTGATCTGCTTTTATTGTTAAAGAATAACCCTCTTTATTTCCAAACAAAGACACAAAAGCATCTACTACCATTTGTCCAGCTTTTCTTGGAGCTGGTTCTCCTACGTGTAAAAATTTAATTATTCCGTCATCTTGTCTTTTATTTGGAATCCACATAGGATCAATACCATGTGGATAAACATTAGAAACTTTAAATCCATTATCTTCAAATACATTAGCACACCAATTTGATGTTGTCCATATTTCATCACATGCGTCCATATAATATTTCCACTCTTTTGGAATTACTGTAGATTCCCATGGGGTATAACTAATTTGATATTGATTTCTATGTAATTTATAGTGTAATGGTTGTGAAAAATTTAATTGTATTTTTGACTTTGGATCTTGAAATGGTGTGAAGTGTCCTAGTTTATTTAAAGATTTTACTATATTTTTTGCAGCATATCCATATCCATTATTACTTTTTAAATTAACAATTGGAGTAGAAAATGAAATATTCATATAATCTTTCTGGTCAACTAGGTTGACACATCCATAAAAACAATGTTATTATTATAGTCCGTTATCTCTAAAGGAGGAAATGCCAATGGAGAGAATCAAACAACGTTTGAGCGATGTTGTTCATAGTTGGACTGCAATAATAATGATAACATTATTTATGTTTTCCGTCCAGCCTGGACCAACAGTAACTCAAGCTTTAACAACTATACCTGAGAAGGTACAGAAAACCGAAAAACAACTAAAAAGAGAAATACTAAATAAGTTCAGTAATGATACTTATAAGCACTCAGAAATGCTTGCGCCTGAAGATTTAAAAGATTTATTGTGGGCAGTGGGTTTTGAGGGAAATGCTTTAAAGACAGCTTGGGCTGTTGCTAATGTAGAGTCAAATGGGAGACCAATGGCTTTAAATGACAACAAATCAACTGGTGATAAATCTTACGGAATTTTTCAAATTAATATGCTTGGGCAACTAGGTGTAGATAGATTAGATAAATTCAATTTAGTGTCAAATAAGGAATTATTTGATCCAGTAACAAATGCAGAGATAACGTACTATATGACCAAGGGCGGTAAAGATTGGTCATCATGGCCTAACTCAATAGGAAAGGCCAAGGAGTTGATTAGTCAATTCCCTAAAGCTTAAGGAGCAATTTTGCGACAGATACAGTATGTATCTCAATATATAGCTTTATCAGAAGAGGGTCTTGTGCCTAGGCTAGAATGCCCAATGGACCAAGGCCTTCTTCAACCTAATTTAGATTTAGATGACAATATTTATTTATATTGTTTATCATGCTCTTATAAAAATTTTATAGGAGAAAAATTGTATAATAGTATTAAAGAAAAGGTGGACAGCAATGTCTGAGAATAACTCGGAATCTAAAAACCTAGAAGATAATTTGCCAATGGTAAATTATATTATGCTTCATAGAATTTATGACGTATTAACATTATTAGCAAAATATTCATCAACAGACAATGGCGATGAGGTTGCTAAATTAATTGAATATCATGAGCAAGGATTTTTGCTAGGACCTGCACCTGCTTTAACTGCTGAAAAGGAGCCAGTAAATGAATAGAGAAGAAATTATTAAAATGATGCTTGATGGATTCGTTGAGGACATGAAATTCATGTATACAAATGCTGGGCTAGGTGAGGAAGAATCCAAGTCTCATCTTGAACAGGGAATGATGTCTTTTGAATATATCTGCTCAAATACTTATGAAAGACTTGTAAAAAACAATCTTTTAAAATAGTATATATATAGTGATATAATATAATTACTATGTTTTATAATGACCCTAGATGCACAAAGCTTTCAGACAGGATATATGTATTTAAAAACATTATTCCTCAAGATATAATTGATGAAGTAAATAAAGATCTTTCTACCTATAAACGTGATCCGCATAATTTGTGGAGTTCTAATGGCTGGTATGAAGATAAAATTGTTCCGCCAATGAAAAGTACATATTTAGTATGGAAATTTATGTCTGATCTTGTATATCCAGAAATAGCAATACACCCTTGTCAAAGATATATGGTGTCTGAGCCTGGAGACGAAGGAATGTTTGTACATGCCGATAGTCCTGGAATGGGTAAAGAAGACGAAATCTTTGAAATTGATGTATGGTCTGCCTGTTGTTCATTACAATATGGAATTTGTGCCTATTTTGGTAATTTTACTGGCGGAGAAATTTATTATCCAAATATTAATCCAGATGGAACTATAAAAAATGGTACTGATCTAAGCAAAGAAAGATTAGAAGAGCCATGCTTGGTAGTTAGCCCTGAACCTGGGGATATAGTGATACATGGAGCATGTAAACCATACGATCATGGAACTAAGCCAACTTCTAGTGGAACTCGATTTGTATTTTCAAATTTTGCTTTAAATGCTTCAGATAATCCAGGAACATTTTATAACTATAAAAGTTCAGAATGGTATGAGCAAATTGGAAAATATGAAGATCCAACTTTACAGCAAATAAATGAATGGGCATCTCCTTTAAAAGTAAATCCTAAATTTGCTGACGTGATTAAAGAAAAAATAGAAGCTCAAGATAAACTAAGAATTAGTTCTTGACTTTAAAATTTATTAATTATACAATTATTATGTAGGTCGAGCCTAGCTCCTTACACAGCATCATAAGATGCCTAAAACCCAATCGGATCCGCCTCTGATTGGGTTTTCTGATAGAATATAGTATATGATAAGACAATCTATAATTTCTCTTGATAGCAACCCAATAGACCTAACCTATACTGGACCTCTGGATAGGCCTTCTGTTTTATCAATTCAAAATATAGTGGCTTCTGGATATGCTTATTTGGGTAATCAATCTGTATCTTCTTCAGATTATGGACATAAACTTTATCCTGGGCAATCTTTTACTATAGAACTTGCACCTAATGATAAAATATTTGCAGTAGGCGATGCTGGGGTATCTATAGCCTTATTTAAATTGGATATAGGATGACTCAACCAAGAATAAGAATTACTACTCCACCGTTTGATCCATCTACAATTGTATTTCCTTCATATGTAAGCACTGTAAAACATTTAGTTAAAAGCGATTATAACGGAACTATAAATAAAGGTCAGGCAGTTTATGTAACTGGCTCTACTGGTCTATCTGGAACTAACATGCTGGTAAATAGAGCTAGTAATACTATAGAAATGACTTCTTCTAAAACAATGGGTCTTCTTGAAGAAAGTTTAAACAAAAATGGAATAGGATATGTAGTTACAGAAGGTTTGCTAGCTGGATTAAATACAAACGGAGCCAATCCTGGAGATCCAGTTTGGTTGGGCGTAGACGGTAATTTAATATATGGTTTAGCAAATAAACCAGTAGCACCTGCACATTTAGTATTTATAGGAATTGTAACTAGAGCTCAACAAAATAATGGAGAAATATTTGTAAAAGTACAAAATGGTTTTGAAGTAGAAGAACTTCATAACGTAGTATTAAATGGTAAAACATCTGGAGATATGCTAAAGTGGAATGGAACTACTTGGGTTAATTTTCATGGTGCCACTGGATCTTTTACATCTAGTGATGGGAAAACAGTAACAGTATCTAGCGGAATTATTACTTCTATAGTTTAAGTGGTATAATTATATTATGACTCCAAGAAGATATTTTAGTGATCAAATGTTTAGCCCATACTTCCAGTCAGAGCATTATAAAAATGAAAGCTTTGAGCTTAAAATGCAAAATAAATTTGAAAAATTTCTAAAAAAAATATTTTTCTGGAATAGGTTATTTAAAAACTAAAAATTTCCTTCTAGGGTATGGTTTAATACCTTCAACCTCAACATGTGGCATATCTAGAAATGCTTTAAAATAAACCTTCTTATAATTACATAAGGTCTCTATTTGATCAAAATACGAATGATCATGTACATCTCTAGAATACTCTACTACTGCTATCTTAGATCTTTTAAATAATTCTATAAATGCATCCCATTGATCTTGACCGCCTTCGATAGCTAGTCCTAGACAAGATAATGAAAAATTAATTGGATTTACTTCTTTTAAAAATGTTTTAACATCCTTATTATATCCACCCTCAAAAGTCTTAAGTGGGTCTATAGATATTAATTGTTGATTAGTCTTAAGTGGAACTTTATAGGTACCTATATCTACCACCAACGGTTCATCAGCTAAAAAATATTCAGCCATCCTTTGTCTGATAGTGTATGGCTCTTCATTTAAATACTCCCAGAGGGGTTCATCTCCTCTAATATATTGTTCCATGGTTATAGAGTACTAAATCCTCTCAATAAGTGCAATTGCAAAAATTTCAGTGCGGCGGAAGTAGAAGACCCATACTTACCCCTACCAATATACCCAATAAATTGGGATATAGGCCTTAGAAGGCTTTTAAAGGCTATTTTAAATTTAACCTGCAATGAAGGCAAATGCTATATACGCCATCATAATGATTAAACAGCTTGCCACTAATTTCTGATAAATAGAGTTCATATATGTATTATATATCTGATATATATCTTAGTCAACTAGAATATATATGGATTATCTAAAGTATTCACAGATTCTTCAATAAATAATTTATATATTTTATTCATGTAATTTGGAGTTAAAGCATCTACTGGATGAGAACCATTCTGTGGAGTTAGATCTGTGGTAAATTCTTGAACCCCCACCGCCTTATATATTTCTTCTTGAGATATAGGTTTTTGAAGACCATACTCCTCTGAATACTTTCTTAGGGAATCTATAAAAATTCTATTCTGTTCTAGCCTTTCTTCATATGAGTATGATGGATGGATACCCTCATATTTTAAAAGCATTTCAGTAAACTGAGGTAGTGGTTCTATAAACCTAATTACCGACTTGTCATAAAAATTGATAAATTCTTCTACATATTTTTTGACTATAAGATCTGTATTTTTGTATTTAGGTAAAAATTGTCTTATGTCTACGTATCCCGCCCAAGGCATTATTAATTCGCCATTTTTAATATTTTGAAAATTTAATACAGTGTCTTCGTGTTTTTTAAAAGTTTGTAGTATATTGTCATTAAATGATTCTATGCCTGAAGATGGCTCATTATATTCATGTAATTCTTTTATATTTAAATCGTAAGCTCTAAATCCAGCCTTACCCCAAACTTTTAAATCTACTGGACATATTTTTGGATTCCAATGTTCTAATATACGAGCTGCATGACAATCACCTATTATATTTACTTTTTTCATATATATATAATTATATCACTTACTGGTATTTCCAGATTTGGAGCATACAACCCCTACACCCCTTTTTTGGAAAAGGACCCCGAAATTGTCTTTTAAGGTTGTAAGCCTGCAATTCATCGGTTGAATAATCTATGGATTAGATTACCAGACTAATAACATTTCCGTCATTGTCGCACTTGGAGTTTAACCCCTTGATATTATCTCCGAAAACTGTCCAAGGCTTGAAGAATAACATTTTTCTCAATGTCTGTCAAACCACTGTCCCTAAGTTTATTAATACTTTTGAAAAAATCGCTATCTTGAATACTTTCTAAATGAGAGTTATCTACAATATTTTTAGGATTAAAGAATCTTATAAATATCATTTTTACATATTCACCATCTTTAAATACTTTATGTGGTCTCCAGTGTATTTCAGTATTACCATTAAATAAAACTGCTGAATTATCTTCTATTTTGTAAGTATCTTCATTTAAACCTAGATCCCAAGAGGTATTAGCAGATAGTTGAAAATTAATAATTAAACAATTTTTATCCCTATCAAAATGTGGAGGAAGATTAGGTATTCCGTACCTTTTGCTGTATTCTACATATAAAGCATGATCTATAGACAATGAAAGACCAGTGGCCTCTTTAGATATCTGATATAGCCTGTCCATAATATCTTCAGTAAAACTATTTTTAATATCGCCAATCATAGCTCTTCCAAGAACTTTATCTACACTTTTTTTAGTATTATTAATTATTTTATTTAAAACATCTATTTGATTTTGCGTAAATACATCATTAATTTTATAGGGATTCATATCATCATTATAGCAAAAGTAGCTCCAACGGGAATCGAACCCGTCTTTCCGCCGTGAAAGGGCGATGTCCTAACCGATAGACGATGAAGCCATATGCTGGTCCACCAGGGCTCGAACCTGGGACATCAGAGTTAACAGCTCTGCGCTCTGCCAACTGAGCTATGGACCATTTTGCTCAGTATACTATATTTTATAAAAAGCGTCAGTTAATTCACGCCAATTTTCTGGTTTGTAATCATCTCCATGAAAGACATCGCCAAAAACAAAAGCTATATCATCTCTATAAAGTGCCATCCTCGCAAAATTTTTTGAATTTACAATAAACTCTATTCTTTGTATATGTATATCTTCATTGTGCGCTGGCCATTCTTTATGAAGCGGTAATTCGTATTTATCCAAAAGCGCCCTAAGAAACTCTGAGTTTTTCTTACCTATGAAGTGAGCGTTATTGCAGCCGATTTTAAGATGCATCGAATCATTTGTACAAATAATGCTATATGGCTTATTTAAACTTTCTGCATTTTCTATAGATTTGTTTAAAAGATTCATTTCTCTTGGGACGGAATCCATATCAATATAAGCACCACCATAGAACCATATAACACCAGCTCTCCATATTTCAGACTGAAGCTGTTTGTCCATTTTGTCATATAGATCTATTGATTTCTGAGAACGTAAGAATTTATTTTTAATTAAAAAAGATCTCCGTTCCCCCGAATTATGATATCTATACTCCCAATCTGGATTATGCTCTTTCCAGGATTGAGTATTTTTTAGATATATATCTGGTAGTTTTTCATATTCCCACTCATGGGTCTGCCACATTATTTTTGGTATTTCAGACATATCTTTATTATATCCTATATATATTCTAGTCGACTATAATATCAGATTTCATAAAATGTTAATAGAGATTTTATTTGTATGATACACATGTTTGAAATGTCCGATTTGTCCAGATAGAGCGACCATATGTGAGGTATATCACCTATATTTTTAAAAGTTTTTTTCAAAATGTCCGACATGTCCGATTTGCGACTTGAAAAATGTCAGTCCTTGCGTGTAGAGTTATACTATAACAATTAAATAAGAATTAGAGCGTGAGCCTAGCAAATAATCCGAAAGGTGAGCCTAGCAAATAACCGCTCAAACAATATCAACGAAAGGATATAACTATGAATAACAATACATGCTTAACATGTGAGGACTATCAGGGTCAAGGCCCTGCTCATGTTCCCTTTACTAAGGGACATAAGTCCCATTGCTCTTGCTCATCTTGTTGGTGAGCAACATCACACCGCATACCCTTGCGCCTTGTCGGTAGGGTATGCTAAGGTTTCACCATAACAACAACGAAAGAAGGTAAGAAAATGGATAAGATAAACGAAGCCCTAGAGGCACTACAACAAGCAAACAAAGTGTTTGCTGAGATGTTCGGAATTGACGAAAGTGAGGATAACTAATGATGACTAAATGGGACACTATTCAAGCAGACATATCAGACGCTTATCGCCACTTAGACGAATTAGAGGCGTTAGATAAACACAATAGCGAAACGCTATTTGATGAGGACATAATTAGCCTTGATGAGATAATCGAAAATGAATTAACACTAGATTGGGAGAGTGCTGAATAATGATTTACTTTGATTTAGAGGTAAGCGATTTCGGATTAACAATTTCTACAGAGTGGTTTTATACAGAGTTTAATTGGCTAAGTATTGCCACCGCTCTAGTTGTTGTAGTTGGTGTTAAATTGTGGAGAGGTCGTAAGTAATGATTAAACTATGCTTAGCCCTAGTAATAGGGCTACTCACCTTCTCCGCCTTCTCAGAGCCTATCTATGCTAACTGCCACAATACCGCAGACGGATACGCTTGCGATCTAGTAGGATATAAGTGGGGTAGGTAATGGCTAACCCTAGCGGTTTCTATACATGCCCTAAATGCGGTAGGCTTAACGCTGGCGCATATACTAAATGCGTGTGTGAGCAAACTAACAAAGAATAAACGGCGTGTCGCCTTGACAAAGGCGATAGCTGCCCCTAGCTTTTTGTGGGCGGTTATCCACAGGTTTATGAACAGATTGTGGAAAACCCTGAAAATCTGTGGAAAACTTCGGGCGTGTCGTGGATAACTCATGTGATTAAGAACACATAATTACATTCTTGTAATTTACGGCGTGTCGGTGGTAATTGTCGGTGGCTTATGTTAAAATAACGACATAACGAAAGGAAAACTTAAATGGCTAATTTATACACAATTCAGGATTTATTAATTGGTAAAACCTATAATTCAAAAACTCTTACTGGAGAAATTATCTCAGCAGAGAAATCTAATCAACCAATTTGGTATGGAGAAAATACGGAAGCGTATTTGGTAGAAATTTATTCTGCTCATACTCTAAAGAATAAATTCCGCACAATAGCGGTGAAAGTTGGTGAGTAATGGGATATATAGAAATTTTTCGCCTAAATGATGAGGGTGCTGGCTGGGTAGATTTATCTGAAGCCACCCCTTCAGAATTATTAAATTTAGAAATTGGGTTAGAGTTGGAAGGCTCACCCGTTTTGCCAATTGTCAGTGATAACTGATACAATTCCACTAACAAAACGGAAGGAAATAAAATGGGAAATATCTCAGGATGAATGCGGTGGCGCAGGATTTGTATTCTATGGAGATGAAAAAGAATTTGACGTTAAAAGTTGCGATTGCGCTTTAGAAACTTGGGGGATTTAATGTTTAAACTATTTACTTACTACGACGGAAACCTAGAATTTACACATCAATTCTCTGACGCATTAGAAGCGTTTGAGGCTTTTGCTAAATGTAAAGATCATGGGTTTGCTAAAGAATACGCAACATATAATTTAGAAATGCCTAGTGGCAAAATGTACACAAAAAACTTTAATCAGATTGGATTGGTATCAGCAAAATGATGACAAGAAAACACTTTAACGAAATCGCTGCAATTTTAAAATATAACTCAGATAAAACTCACCCCGCTATTTTTTCTAAAATGGTTTTAGATTTTGCGGAGTTGTGTGCTAAAGAGAATTCTAATTTTAATGTAAATAAATTCTACGAGGCTAGCGGTTATGATATCCCCCAATTTAATTCTAGATAAAGTAAAACGAATTCAAGAGTTGCGTCGATCAAATGCGGCGCAACCTATTCGCAATAAAAAAAAATATACTAGAAAAATAAAACACAAAAAAGCTTCTAGATAATATTAGAACAAATGTTCGGCGCCCACAAAAGCTGCGGGGTCGGGCGTGTCGTTAAGAATGTGATATAAAACACCCTGAAATTTACAGCGTGTCGTTATAAAATGTCAGTTAGTCCTGCTATAATTCCACTAATCAAACGAAAGGAAATAAATGATAACAATGCTAGACACGACGACTTGGGTCTCTTACCCATTCGAAGTTAATGGAGTTAAATTTAACTCTATGCTTGACCCAAAAGGGGAATTCTATCCAAGGGTAGAAAAATTACCTGCTGGCGTATTTTTAAAATTTAACAAAGACGCAATTTATGAGTTTATGGGTAATCCTGCTGATATGACAAAGGATGAAATCCAGGCAAAGTTAGATATTGCCAACGAGTTTGCTACGCAGGCTCTTATAACACTAGCCTAATAATGTCGGTGGGCTGGTGTATAATCAGCCCATCACCAACGAAAGGAAAATATGTTAGCAACAGCAATATCATTAGCAGAGGCTACAAAGAAAGCAATATATGATGAGGAAATCATGGGGCTTGCTGGCGAATTACACACACGCAGAAATGAGCTTAACGATAACCAATTTCCTAAATATATATATATGTATTCAGTAGCATTAGCAAGTAAGGTAGCAGACCTTACTACTAAAGTACTATTAACAGAGAAAGAAATGTCAGACCTTGTTGATAGTATTAGCGAAATGGAAAACCTATCCGAAACTATACTAGAGGAGTTAGAA